AGGTACTCTTGTTGTTGCTGGTAACTTGCAGGTAGATGGTACAACTACCACAATCAACAGCACTACAGTTACACTAGATGATAAGAACCTTGTCTTAGCTAGTGGTGCGGCTAATTCTGCTGCAGCTAACGGTGCAGGGTTGACAATAGATGGTGCAAGTGCTACACTAACTTATGCTGATACTGGTGATAAGTTTGTCTTTAACAAGTCACTAGATGTAACAGGTACAACCACAGCTACAACCTTTGCAGGGCAACTTAGTGGCACTATTACGAGTTCTACTACTGGTGTTACTCAGAGTAATAGTGATAACAGCACTAAGCTTGCTACAACAGAGTACACAGATAGGGAAGCAGCAGATCAGGCCACAGCTTTGGCTATTGCGCTAGGATAATATTATGGCAAACACGTTTAAGAATTATGTTTCAGCTAGTGTAGGAACAGGTGCTACAACTGTATATACGGTTCCTAGTTCTACTACAGCTATCCTCATTGGTCTTAATTTATCTAACAGGACTACTAGTCAGATCTTAGTTGATGTTCAGCTAGGGTCTACTTACATTGTAAAGGCTGCTCCTGTACCTGCAGGGTCAGCTTTATCTGTTTTAGATGGCAAGATTATAGCGGAGGCTACTGAAACTATTGTAGTTACATCAGATACAGCATCCTCTGTTGATGCAATTATCTCTGTGCTGGAGCAAACCTAATGGCAGGATATATCGGTTCTAAGGCGGTCAACCTCAGTACCACTGGGGCTGATATTAATGGTGATGCCAATATAGATGGGACTTTGACCAGCGATGGTGATCTTTCCTTTCGTGATAACGACAAAGCCATCTTCGGTGCTGGGTCTGACCTGCAGATTTACCACAACGGTAATAACAGTTATGTGCAAGATGTCGGCACTGGCAAGTTACATATTACAAGTAACGGTACTGGCGTAAGTATTGACAAAGGCACATCAGAGTTAATGGCGACATTTGATACTGATGGCGCAGTAACACTATACTACGACAATGCAGCCAAACTCGCCACCACCAGCACAGGTGTAGACGTCACTGGGACTATCACCAGCGATGGGCTGACTGTGGATGGTGTGCCAACAACCATTGATGACAATAGAATTATCTTTAATGAAACACCTGCTGCTGGTTCTCTTGGCAGTCGTATTGTGTGGAGAAATCCTTCAACAACATATGATTATGCGTCTATTGGTTTTGACAATCAAGCGGGTTCATCTGGCGGTTTAAGATTTAAGACAGCAAGTAGTGTATTCTCTGACACCGACAAACTTAGAATGGATATTGCTGGCAACGGCGACATCAGCTTTTACGAGGACACAGGCACCACTGCAAAGTTCTTCTGGGATGCGAGTTTAGAAACTTTGACGCTTGGTGGCACTGAATGGCCTAGCTCCACAATTGGTGAAACTGCTGGCCGTCACATGATTAACTACGATGGTGAACCACGACTGCTGATCTGGGACGCATCAACAGGTGCTGCGGGTAATGAAGCGCACATTATGATTGGCGGTAAACCTGTTAGTTCTGCTACCCAATTCTCTGGCGCAACTATTTCAGCGGGTGTTGAAAACGGCACTGATGCGGATGGCTATTTAGCCATTAGCACTACAAATTCAGGAAGTACATCAGTTGAGCATATGCGCATCGACAGCAGCGGTAACTTTCTGGTGGGAACTACTGACAGCACACCATACAATAATAACGCAGGGTCATCGGCGGATAATGGGTTTGCGTATATTGCAAGTAGTGGAATTTTAAGCTGCGCTAGATATACAACAAGTTCAACATCATCCCCTTTTCTTGTAAATCGCACTGGGAGTGATGGTGCCATAGCGGAGTTCCGCAAAGACGGCTCCACTGTGGGGAGAATTGGAGCTAATAGCGGTAACGTATTTATATACGGCAGCAGTGGCCTACGGTTTACTGCAAATTCAATAGTTCCTGTAAACTCCAATGGTAGTAACAGTGACAATGACCAAGACCTTGGGTCTTCTGGAGTGCGTTTTGATGACATCTACGCCACCAACGGCACAATTCAAACATCTGACCGCAACGAGAAGCAAGACATTGCAGAGCTATCTGACGCAGAGCAACGTGTTGCTGTAGCCGCCAAAGGCTTGATGCGTAAGTTTCGTTGGCGTGATGCAGTAGAAGCTAAGGGTGACGATGCCAGAACACACTTTGGTATCATTGCACAAGATCTACAAGCAGCATTTGCAGCAGAAGGATTAGACGCTGGTGACTACGCCATGTTTATCTCAAGCACTTGGACTGACGAAGAAACTGGCGAAGAAAGAACACGAATGGGCGTAAGATACAGTGAACTCTTAGCGTTCATCATAGGAGCATTATAATGGCTGGATATATAGGCACAACTCCTGTACCACAGGCTACACAACACAGAGAATCATTTACAGCTACTGGTGGACAAACCAGCTTTGCTACTGCAGGATACACACCACAGTTCATAGACGTATACCTTAACGGAGTTAAACTAGCTCCAGCAGACTTTACAGCTACTAATGGTAGTGATGTAGTCTTAGCCTCTGGTGCTACAGCCAGTGACATACTTGAAATTGTAGCTTACACACCATTTGAAGTAGCTAACCAAACATTTACTGGTACTACTACAGCAGCTAACCTTACTGTAACTGGTGCATTTACTTCACAAGGTATTGATGACAATGCTGATGCAGTAGCTATTACCATAGATAGTTCAGAAAATGTTGGGATTGGCACTTCAACCCCCCGAACAGGCTTGCATCTATATGGAGCAGGTCAAACCAATTCTGCTATTAGTGATGCTGGTAGCTTGGGTGCTTTTTTACGTGTTAGTGATACTGGTGCTGCTGGCGGTGCTGGTGGCGGTGTAATCTTTGGAACTAATGCATCTGAAGCAGATGGCTTTGCTGGGTTTGCCGCTATCAAAGGCTTACTATCTAACGGCAATGATAGGACGATTGGTGCGTTAGCGTTTTCAACAAGAGCATCCACAACTGATACAGCCTTGACTGAAAGAATGAGGCTAACCAGTGATGGTAACTTGCTGGTGGGAACTACGACGACTGACACGGCAACGGTTACAGGGGTTACATTTCAGCCTGATGGTCAAATCTTTGCAGGTGCTTCTAATCAGCAAGTTGCAACCTTTTCTCGTCAAGATTCTGATGGTGAGATAGTTAGACTTCGCAAGGGCTCCACCACTGTGGGGAGTATTGGGGTTAATAGCGGCACAAGAATATATATCGGCAGTGGTGATGCAAACCTCACGTTTAACCCTGCTGGCAACTACGTTTTCCCCTCTACATCTACGGGCGGCGCCAGAGATGCTCAACTTGATCTAGGGCTTTCAGCCGCCCGCTTCAAAGACCTCTACCTGTCTGGCGGTGTATACCTTGGCGGAACTGGGTCGGCAAATTTGCTGGATGACGTGGAAGAAGGCATTTGGACGCCTACATGGTCTAGTACTTTTACACAGGGATGTTTCGATACGGCCACAGGTTTCTCTGTTGCCACAGGAAAGTACATTAAGGTTGGCTCTTTTGTCTGGTGCTACGCTGAGTTGAAGGTAGTTGGGGGTACTGGCGACATTGGAAGTCAGGCAAATTATTCCATAAACTATTCTAGCTTACCTTTCACACCTGCGTCACATGGTAATAGCTTCTATACCCTGCACGGCAATGCAATGGCATATGCCTCTGTCGGCGCTGGTGAAATAGCGTCTGCATCAGTAACAGCTTTAAACAGTCAATCCGTTCTTGTTGTGACCTACAATGGTATTGCTGGAACCCCAGCCTCAAACACGGCGCAGTCATTATTGCTTGAATACCGAACAACCGCATAACCACCCCTGTTGGATCACAGGGTAGTCAGTCCAAGCATAGGAGATAAACATGCTTACAGAAGAAACAGTACAAGACAAAATAGAGATCGTAGGCGACTACAAGCACATTCAGGTTCGCTCCGCAGTGGTCATCAAGCGTGATGGCACAGAGATCAGCCGCAGCTTCTCACGCCATGTCGTTGCACCTAACGATGACATCACAGGTGAAAGCGCAGAGGTGCAAGCCATCTGTAATGCAGTACACACACAGGCTGTTAAGGATGCCTACGCCGCACACTTGGCTTCACAAGAGGTATAACTAGATATGACCAGAGCAAGAGACTTAGCAGATAGCGCAGATAAGGACATTGCTGGCACACTTACCGTAGATGTTTTAGGTGTTGGTACATCAAGTCCTGCGGCAGACTTACATGTCAACTCAGGGGCGTCTAATCTTGCAGGGTTGTTTGAGAGTACCGATGAAGGGGCTACGATTACTTTAATCGACAACGGAACAACAGGTGGTAGTGCTGCGGAACACGGCCTAAACACTGTTGGCAATCAGCTTGAAATTCGTGCCGTAGACAATATCTCGTTTGAAACAGGCGGTGCTGGCTCAGAAGCCATGCGCATCAGCAGCGGTAATGTTGGGATTGGGACGAGTTCGCCTAATGCTGTATTAAGTTTGGGAACAACATCACCGCAAATTACATTTATAGATAGTGCAAACACTTCTGCTTACTCACGCATATTAGGGACAGATAGCGGCTCTCTTTACATAAGCGCAGACGAGGGCAACGTAGGGTCAAATACTAATATCATCTTTGAAGTTGATACCTCAGAAGCCATGCGCATCGACAGCAGTGGTAACGTAGGCATTGGTACGAGTTCGCCACAAGCCCTTTTGGACGTAGCATACAATCTACCAGATGATACAAATGGTATTATACGTCCTTTGAGATTGCGCACTACTGATCTAGCAAACGAAACAAACCTTTTAGCGGGTGATGGAGTAGGCATCTTATTTGAAATACCTGACCAATCATCTGGCTCAGTTGGGGCATCTATTGACGCTGTAAAAGAAAGTGGTACTGACGCTGATATTTCGACTTCGTTGTCATTCAAGACTTCAGCAAACAATGAGACACTTAATGAAGCCATGCGCCTCGATGCGAGCGGTAACTTGCTTGTGGGTCGAACCACTTTAAGTGGAACAGATAATTCGTCAGGTTCTTACATTTTCAATGAAGGTGCATTTGTAGCTCAAAGAAGTTCAAATGTAAGTTTATATCTTAACCGTTATGGCACAGATGGCGACATTGCATTGTTCCGCAAAGACGGCACCACTGTGGGGAGTATTTCTATAACTTCTTCTGGCACCACCTACAATACCACATCAGACCTCCGCCTGAAGGACAACATTGAACCTATCGCAGACGCCACAGAAAAACTAATGTCTATGAAGCCTGTCACGCACACATGGATTGCTGATCCAGACGCAGATGCCGTCTTTGGCTTCATCGCACAAGAGATGCAGGAGATCGTCCCAGAGGCTGTATCTGGTGATCCTGATGGCGAAGAGATGATGAGCATGGACTACGGGCGCATAACGCCTGTGCTGGTAGCTGCTTTGCAAGAAGCAACAAACGAAATTAAGGCACTTAAACAACGTGTCTCAGAATTGGAGGAGCACTTATGACCCTTTCACTTGGCCCAAGCGGTATAACTTCGACTTCAAGGAATACCCCATTATTTTCGTCCCCCCAGCAAGTGTTCAGCAATAGCTCTTTCGCCCTAACAACCTCTGCGCAGAAGATATTCGGACAGAGAACATCTGTTAACGGGGCTGATGCTGTGCTTAGCACTGGACCACATCTTTTGCAGATGTACGTTAGCAACAACCCTTTTTACTCTATGAACTATACGGCTGTCGTACAATGGTACGGTAGTGAAACCAACAGCTCGGGTTATGTAGACGTCCCGCTTAATTACGCGGGTCACGCAAACAACAACGCTCAAGTGTACTGTAGGATTAGGATGCAAGGTCGCAACACTAATACTGATCTGCAATGTCAAGTTTGGGCGTCAGGAAACTACACAGTAAATATGACAGCATGGATGACGAGATTAATATAATGACTGATAATTTAGACCCTAAAACAGAAGCGCAGCTTTCTGCCGAGTGGAAATCCTGTTGCATGAACATGTGTCGCGAAGAGCGCGATAAACTGCTCGCCGCAACGGACTACATTCATATGCCGGACGTAGACGTTCCGGATGCTTTTAGAGCTGCTATCGTGACGTACCGCCAAGAACTGCGCGATTTTCCTGTCGCGTTTTCAGCGTTGTACGACAGCATGACAGAAGACGAGCAGGATGGGGTGACACCGCACTCTATACCGTTCCCCGAAAAACCAGCCTGATAGAAGGAGTAACCTTTGCAAAATGGTCCTGCTAATACAGCTATTGCAATTAACACTTAAAAGGTAACATATGTTCGGTACAGCCTTCGCCTCTACACCCTTCGCGTCACAGTCAGAGATAACTTTTCTGATTGACGGTGTAAGTGCGATTGGTGCTACCAATACTGTTACCGTTACTGCTGCATCAGATGTGCCAGTTACAACACCTTCTCTAACCTCTAGTGTTGGATCTGTTGTAGTTGTAGCAGAGGCTAATACAGCCATTACAGGTGTATCAGCTACGGGTTCTACTAACACGGTAGGCATAGTAGCAGAAGCTAATGTTGTACCAACGGGGGTTGACTCTACAGGCGTTATAGGTACAACTGTAGTGGTTGGTGATGCTAACTTATCTATTAGTAGCCCAGCGCTTACTGTAGGTATAGGTGTAGTTACTGTTACTGCTGCAGCTAATGTTGTAACAACGGGTGTATCTCTTACTGGATCTATAGGGTTCTTAACTACACGAACCAGTAACGTTATACTTGTAACTTCACCAGCTTTAACTATTAACACTAACAGTGTTACTGTCGTAGCTACTAACTTTGACTACGACTCTTTAAAAGATAGTTATGACCGTAAGAGAGTTTTATTTATAGCGGGTACACCTCAGACATACACAGTGGCTATACCATCAGATAAGAAGCAAAGAACTGTTAGCATTGCAGCTATTGACAGAGACAACACAATAAGAATTGCAGCGTAAGGAATACGTACATGTCATATAAGTGGCCTGATAAAGATAAAGATGAAATACTAGACTACAACATAGATTGGTCACGCTTTCTAGGTGATGATACTATTGTGGGTGTGTCTTGGTATGTAGATGACGTTGATGGTGTAAAGACTGCTGTTAGTCCTGCCTCTGTAGTCAACGGCTTACAGATGGTACAACAGACTAATACTTCAAGTGTTTCTACTATTAGGTTCTCACTTGGTACTAACAACATTAGGTATCGTATCTCTTGTAAGATAACAACTACAGAAGGTCTACAGTATGAGCGTTCTGTCTTTCTACGTGTTAAGGAGAAGTAAGAATGTCTTATAACTTTATAGGCTTAGTTAATGACGTTAACAGACGCTTGAATGAGGTTGAACTTACTTCATCTAACTTCTCTACAGCTACAGGTTATTATAACCTCAGTAAAGACTCAGTTAATGCCTCTATCCGTCACATACATCAAGAAGAGTTTGAGTGGCCTTGGAACCACGCAGAAGAGAGTGAAGTACTTTTACCAGGTGAAGTTCGCTACAGTATGCCTTACGATGCTAAGACTGTTAACATGAACTCCTTTCGTATCCGTAGGGATGCAAGTTTAAGTGTAGAAACTCAACGATTAAAGTTACTTAACTACGAAGAATACCTTGACAAATACATAGATTACGAGTATAACTCTGATGTTAATACTAGAGCAGTTCCTAAGCATGTTGTAAGAACGCCTAGCAGAGAGTTAATCTTTGTACCAGCACCTGATAAAGCTTATGAGGTTGTGTATGAGTATTACACTGTTGGTGTTGATATGAGCCTAGCTACAGATGTACCTTCTGTACCAGAGGAATACAAACACGCTATTGTAGATGGTGCCATGTATTATGTTTACTTGTTTAGAGGCGATACTCAGACAGCACAGTTATCCCAACAGAAGTTCTTGCAAGGTATTAAGCATATGCGTAGCTTGAACATTAACAGAACTGAATATATTAGAGATACGAGAGTACACTTTTAATGGCAACGCAGTGGACAACATTTCCTATTGAGTTTAAGGGTGGGTTAGTCTCTAACCTCTCACCTTTACAACATGGTACTAATGCTGTTGGATCTGCTACTATTTTACAGAACTTTGAAGCTAATAAAGAAGGTGGCTACTCTAAGATTAAAGGCTTTGAGAAGTTCACTAGTTCAACCCTTCCCGGTTCTGGACCTACTTTAGCTCTTAAAGTTATTAGTTCTGGTAGAGTAGTGGCTGCTCGTAAGAATGGTAGTAACCTTACCCAGTATTACTACAGCACAGGTAACTCTTGGAATAGTATGGCTACTAGTGCCAGTACTAATGGTGGTAAAGCTAGACACGTTCTATATAACTTAGATGGCGATGATAAAGTACTGTTCGTAGATGGTACTAACTACCCAGCTATCTATAACACTAACGGCAACACTATGTCGTTTATGACTGCCTCAGACAGTACAGATATTAGTGGTGCAGAGCAGGTAGCTATATTTAAGAATACTGCATTCTACGCTAAGGGTAGTAACTTATTCTTTACTGCTCCATTTAGTGTAGATGATTTTAGTGTTGCTAATGGTGCAGGATCTTTTAACGTAGCTAATGACATTACTGGGTTAGCAGTCTTTCGTGAACAACTTATTATCTTTACTCAGGACAGCATTAAGAGGCTGACTGGTAGTAGCGCTGCAGACTTTGCAGTATCACCTATTACAGATCGTATTGGTTGTATCAATGGCGACACTATTCAAGAGATTGGTGGTGACGTTATCTATCTAGCGCCTGATGGTATTAGGTTGCTAAGTGCTACTGACCGTATTGGTGACTTTGCACTAGATGTTGCATCTGATAAGATTTATAAAGACTCTAACACTTTCTTAGCCAGTACATCTAGCTTTACATCTCTTGTATTACGTGAGAAAGCTCAGTACCGTATCTTTGCTTACATTGCTTCTGAACAACCAGAGGTGGGTAAAGGTCTTATAGCTACTAAGTTCATCTCTCAGGGTGCATCAGGTATGTCTTGGTCTACTACTAAGGGTATTAAAGCTTTTGTAGCAGATAGTCGTTACTCTGGTACAACAGAGATGGTAGCTTTCTCTCAC